ATTTTTCCCCAAAATCCCTTATCACATATATGGCTGTTTGTCAAGAGGTATTGTTACTATAGGTAATAAGGCTTATCCTTTTATATACCCCCGAAGGGGCTGGCAGAGCCAGGGTATACAAACAACCCTTGATACACATTTCCCCCTAGTATAAGTATAAACATATAGTGGCTATAGGGATTACGATGGGCTATTTATTTTCCCCGAAATATGATATTTTTATATCTATTTATTTAATTTATTATATGTTTTTATATAAAAATATGCAAAAACTATTGACAAATTGGCATAAATATGATAGGGGTATTTGGGTATAGGGGGCTAGGGTATTTGGCAAATGATTAAGAGTTTTATTATACATAGGCTCCATTACACATATATTTTATCTCCACTTTGCTCCACTATCATAAACAAATTAATCAGTAAGATTTATCTGTGGATAACTATGTGTATAAACCTGTGGATATGTCTGTTGAAAACAGACTAGGCGAAGCCATAACTTATCAAAAGGTGTGGATAACTATGTGTATATGTGGATAAAATTCAAGGGTATTTGGGTAGAAAACTTGCTTTTGGCGTAGCCAAAACTACTTCTTTTTGATATCTCTTAAGTCTCTTGAATTGACTGCAAAGCCACCTAAACTCTTCTTTGTTTCATATGATATCCCCAAGCCCCATAGCCAAAACTTAAAGGATACGTTCTTATATGGTCTAGTTCCATTGGTTAGTTTCTTGTATTTGTAAGTATGTAATTTCATAGGTATTCTTTCTACTAGGTGTATTTTATACTAGGGATTACGAAGGCTTCTTCTTATTCCCCGAAATTTTTATCAGTATACTGAGTCTGTTACCAGAGCAACAAGTTCGTGATAGGTAGACTCTGAAATGTAGTTCTTTGTACCATAGTCATGTAGTAATGCTACAAGTCTTTCACGTTCTTTATCTACATTAATCTTAACAAACTCATCTATAGCCTGGACATCTTCCTTAGTAAAAGTATTGTCTAGGACAAGCATATTGTTCTCTACCTTAATCATTTGCCATCCTTAATAAAAGCAATAGCGTTATGAATGATTGCTGATTCAAGCAACAGTTTGTCTGCTAAGTACTCATCTGCTACTGTGTTTAACAGTGTAATAATACGTTCTCTCTCTGCTTGAATACCCTTCTCAAAATCAGGTAACTCATGCATCTCTGCATCTATATCTGCTAGTCTGCCCATCCTACTAACTCCTTCTCTGGCTCATGGTTCTTAATCGCTTCAACAATATCTTTACGAGTATAAGGGTCTTCTTTAAGCCAATCAACTTCTTTGATAAACTTATCAACCTTATCTACAATCTGGTTCTTCTGCTCAACCATACCTGCTTCATATCCGTGTTGCCAACCAGCATCATATCCTTGCAGAACTAGCCTAACTCGCAATCTGAAAAACTTTGGTAATTTCATGGTCCTCCTTAAATAGTGGGTCATGTGCAACCCAGTAATACTTACAAGGTTCTCTACGCTCAGGGCAACAAGGGTTGCTATCTTCTAGCGAACTAAAGAACTCGAAGTAATATATAGGGTCCTTAGTATATAGGTTAGCCTTATGGCTAGTAGTTAATCTTTCTAATGCAAATGGATTCTTATACCAACGAGGAACTGAATACCCCCAGTTATCCCCAGCCACAGCCTTAAGATTAGTAAGATTCTCCATGTTCTTATCAGTCTTAATGCCACGGATATCCGCTTCCTTAACCATAGCCATAGTGTACAGCCATAGTTGTCCCTCGTGGTTACGCCACATCTTAACAGCAGGATGGTTACGCCAAGCAGCCTTCGGGTCATCATTAGACAACACCTTAAGAATCTGATAAGACTCTAATACTTGTTTATTTAATCTTTTGCTATCTAGGGCTTGTGCAGACTTATCGAACTGCTTAAAAGGTAAAAAGGTTTGCATACGTTCCTATCGTTTAATGGACCTTATATATCAATTGTACAGGATACTCGCTTGCTTGTCAAGCGTTTAGACCTCATATTTCCGACCGATTTTTACCGCTTTACAAACCGAACTTTTAGTGGTATAATGGGAATATGCCTAATAAAACACGCTTTGTAATTGACCCTGACCGCACCTATGTGGTTAAGTTAGACAATGGCGATGAAGTAGAAGTCACTGGTCTTGACATTATCCAGATGGGATATCAGATACAGAAGACTGATAAGTTACTTAAGGCACTACAAGAACTAGACGAAGAGGGAAAGGGTTGGTTCTAATGGCTAGACAAAGACTAACATTCATTATTACATGGGTGCTACTAATGATTGCTGCCCAACTACCGCTGCTTATTCTATTCAGTGCAATAGGCTTTGACCCAACTATTGTGGCTATTAGTGAAACCATCGCAGGAATCGTTACTGCTATGACAACAGGTATACTAATGGTTAAGGAGGAAATATAATGGCTAAAGCAAAAGGTGCAACAAATAGCAACAGACAGAACGGTAAGGCTTCTAAGAAGCATCCACTAAAGTTCGACCCAATCAAACGTAAACTAGTTAGGGCTTAAATGCTTGAGACATTAATTAACATTTCTGTTGTAGTTATAGGAGTTTCCCTACTGGCTTTCATGGCAAGACTAGTAGATGAGAGAGACGAAGAAGATTTAGGATACCGTGACGATGAAGAACTCTGATTTTGATATTGATTTAAAGTATGGTAAGCAAGGCGAAGAGACTGTTGCCAACATCCTGTCTATTGAGACAGTAGAGGTTAAGCGTGATAAGCGTTGGAAAGAAACAGGTAACCTATTTATTGAGACTGACTGTTGGTACAATGCTTCACAATCTTGGGAGAAATCTGGTCTTAGTGTATCTAAGGCTACTCACTATGCGTTTGTTCTTGAAAACATGGTTGTCATAACTACCACCGAAGATTTGAAGGCTGTTGTAGAAAAGAGTGGCAGACCTATCGAATGTAAGATTGAACCAAACCCATCCAAAGGTTTCTTAATTAAACTGTCACACATTGTGGAGCATCAACTTGCATAAATGTGGTTGGTGTATAACTGGACATCACGAGTCTTGTAAGACTTCTGTTAGTTATTATGATAAAATTTGGGTGTGCGATTGTCCACATGAACAGGATGTTCTTCCTGGCAGTCCAGACAGTAATGAGTTGGACCAAAAGGTTTGTGATATCCACCCAGAACAACCTCATCCTTAATAGATTTTTGAATCATTTCTGGGGTAGGAAGTCCGTAGACAATTTCCAACATGGTGGAGCCACATAAGTTACATTTCATAGTATAAGTATAACATCAAAATAATGTATAATAGAAATATGGAAGATAACAAATGCGAAGAATGCACTGGTCTATGTGCTGTATGCGAATACATTAATGACAAACCAAATTAATAGAATTCTCTGATATTTGTCTCATTGACTATCCACTTAATTCTTTCTGGAGTCTTGGCAGCAAGATATTGATTCCATAAAAATATATTGAGTTGATGGCTTGGAGTAAACCCTTCATCGTGAATCTGAAGCGTGTGACCAAGACAATAAATATATCCTTTGTGTGAGACCAGTGGGACACCTTTAATTATTCTATGAGAGATATCAAAAGCGGCATCCTCTGGTCCCCACTGTTGAAACTTTTCATCCATTCCGTACACACTCCACCATGTTTCTGGTGTGCAAACCCATATACCACCTGTTGCTGGTGTAAATAATGTATGTTTGAGTAGTTTAATATCTCTGCCAGAATAGTAGAGTTCACTCATTTCAATATCTATATACTTACATTTGTCATAGGGGCTGTGAACAAGTCCATCAGTTTTGCATTGTTCTATTGCTTCTAATAAAGGTTCAATTTCGGGTAGTGTATCTGCGTCATTAAGTATTACAACGTCACAGTGAGCCTCCTGTGCCCTTTTTACACCATCATTACGACTGGCTGCAGCATTCCACCTATCTCCTGGTCTGTCGCTATAGAATATCTCAATGTCTGGTAAATTAGTTTGATACCAATCAAGCACCGCCTGTAATGGTTTTAATCTGCTTGGAGTTGGTCTCCATGGTATTACGAGTCCTATCTTAGACAATGCCCTTTAATGCCCTTTCGATACCCTCTTCCAAAGTAATCTTTGGTGTATAGAATGACAGCATCTTTGTTGGATTAGCGATACGATTTAGAACTCCTACTGGTGCTGCTGGTAGATGTTTGAACTCTGGTGAATACCCTTCGATTTCAGTGACTATCTTGGCTAACTCATTGAAGGTAGTCCTACGACCCCAACCCAGATTAACTGGTCCTTGGATGTCCTGTCTAATTGCTTCGTCAACTGCGTTCACAACATCAGACATATGGATAAAGTCTCTGGTCTGTTCTCCATCTCCCCAGATTTCAAATGGGTCCATGCGGTCTACAGCCCTCTTAATATAACTAGGGAATGGATAGTCTAGCGACTGGTCTGTGCCATAACCAGAGAATGGTCTAAAGATGTGAACAGGTATGCCAGCCTCTTGAACAAACTTAGCAAGATACTCTCCAGTTAGTTTGCTCCAGCCATAGGTTAGGTCTGGGTTGCTAATGTTATCTAAATCAATCATTGATTCTTCTAGTCTTACCCAGTCTTCGTTGCCCTGGAACTTTGTAGGGTAGGCAGCACTAGAACTAAAGTACACAATGCGTCCTGGTCTTGTTATCAATGCCCAGTTAAAGAAGTCTGAGTCTATCGCTAGGTCTGTTGCTACTGATAGAGGATTGCCCTCAATGGTTGCTCTACCGCCAACGATAGCAGCAAGATGAATAACTAAATCATAACTCTCTCTATTAGTCTTAAAGAAGTCACGGACATCTAATCCGTCAGCAACGTCTACTCCTGTTATGTCGTGGTCTTTATATTTCTCTACAAAATACTTACCAACGAAGCCACGATGTCCTGTAATTAAAATTTTCATTTTGCAATCCAATACTGATGTGTGTACCACAATGTTTCTGATGTGTATTCGATAGGAGTAAAGTTTGCGTCTTTTAACAACTGCTCTACCCCATCCTTATCCCAAGCCCAATAATGCTCTTGGTTATCATCTTCCCAGTTATCCTGCGGAGTTGATACGATAAGATAGTTTGTTTTGTTTCTAATCTGTTTGAGAACTTCTAAAGGATTGTCTACATGCTCTAGTGTTTCGGAAAGTATAAAGACATCTACTGGGTCTATCTGTTCAATGGTGTCCTCTATTTTGCCTTGGTATTCAAAAGCAGGATAAAAATCACCAATAATTTTATTAGGAATATTAATAGCATTAATGATTGCAGCATCTCCAGCAGATAAGTCTGCAATAGTTTTAAACTTTTTACCTTTAACAAACTTATTAATAAAACCTATGGTGCTTTCAATGCGGTCCTTGTGGTCTTGCCATTGTGTATGATTATACTGATGGTCATATACTTTTGCCAATTCTTCGTCTGACCACACTGGTCTTAGTCTCTTAATCATCTACCGCTCTTTTCCAATAAGTCAAAATCATATTCATACTTATTTATTCCATTATTTGCAATTGCTGCATTTATGTCTACTGCATAAACATAGTTATCTTCTTCGTCTACGGCAGCACCAACATAGTTTAGTGGATACCTGTTCTCTGTAGGAAAGTCCTTCTGAACACTACTGCCAGTTGGATTACATTCAAAGTATGGTGTGTGATAAAAGCAATCATCTTTTATTAGTGGATAGATATCTTCTGCTAAGAATACTTGGTCTACCCCATAAATATAATATGGATTTTCTTGAAAAAACTTTATAAGTAATTCTTTTGTATTTCTAACTTTTTCAGACCTAGCACCAAACATGCCACCTGGGATTAAATAATTATGTCCAATGCTATGGTCTTTCATAATATGAAAAGACAAGCCAGAGTCTAGCCATTCTTCAACCGCCAAGATATCTCTCGCACTAATTCTAGAATCTAAATCTCTTACAATTGCTACATCTACTTCTGGGTCAGAGAAGACTAAAAATCTATGTGCTGCTTCAAAGATTCTATGTTCTTCAAATGTCATATAAATTAAATTAGTATTATCAAACAAGTTAAGTGTGTGTGTTATTGTTTTAGGAACATCTTTCCCAATATAAAATCTACATTCCCAGTCTGGCATATATTTTTGTGCCAAGAGAACATTCTTAATGGCACCAATCAAATATTTTGGGTTGTCTCCATACAAAGAATAGGAAATTACTTTTTTCAATTTAACCTTAGTCTGTCCAAATCTTTTGACATCTCTGTCTCAGAATAAATCTGGAACGCCTTCTGGTCATGCTTATACAGTTCAGAACTGTTCACTTCAACATACCCCTCATCCGATTCTGACTTACCAGCAAATGGATGCATATGCTCGATGATAACATCATCTCTATAGACTAGACTACCCAGTTCGTTGCCAATATCTTTCCAAAAGTTATCTAAATAAAGATGTTTCATTGCAGGTGGAGCCATAAAACCAAGTGTTTTAACAATGCTAGACTTAAGTAAGACCGCTGTTGGCAAATTTCTTCCTTGTAACAGGTCGTTACCATACGCAATGCCATGCTTAATATCTTTAATAGAATTAACTAACTCTGCATCCCATCCATAAGTTCTGGTTCTGTGGTCATCTCCAAGGAATGCAATGTATTCATACTGGTCTGCATACTTGTTGGCAATAAGGTTAAGTGTTCCATTCATCATTGCCCTTGGATTAACTTCATACAATACCCCATCAATTCTTGGGTATTCTACATCATCGTCATCAAGACCAAACACAAGGTCAGTGATAGTTGAATTCTTCTTAAACTCTTCGTAGAACTCGACTGACTTATTTGGTCTGCCCCTTGTTGGAACAATTAGCAATACTTTATTCATCTTCATCTCCTAGGATTGCCAAGACAGTTGCACTAAACAGTGAGATATAGTCTTCACCCTCATGCTTAAACTTGATAACATTGTTAGGATTAAACATGATTCTGTCTCCTACCTTTACATCCATTGGTACACGAACACCACTCTTTAATTGTCTACCCTCACCTACAGCAAAGGCAACACCAATGTTCTTAGGCTGTTCCATTTCATTCTGGATAATCAGAAGACCGCTCTTGGTCTGTTCTGGCTCCGAACTTTTCTTTTCTACTTTAATAATAATAATATCTTCTGGTGCTTTAATCATTTGCTACTCCTTGTCAAATGCTAGTCTAGTAATTTCTTCTGATGCCAATAGAACAGCAATCGGAGCAAGTGCAGTAATGGCTACACCAATCCATGCACGATAATCAATAAGAGAACCTTCCCAGAAACTGAGTGTGTGTGCCACGTTAGCAACAACTGACATAGCAGCAAAGCCTGTTAGTCCTGCTAATGTTCTCCATGTACTTTCTCCACGAGCCTTAAATACTACAAGTGAAATAGTATAAGCAAGAATTGCAGCATCTATAAAGAGTGCTGGCAACCATTGCAAAAATACTGGCAACCCTGTCCATGCAGACACTTCGTAGATACCACTAAAAGAAACGGTAAACGATGTAATCATAAGCAATGACACTAGGGCTATTGCAGTATATAGAACTGGTAAAGAGTCTGGATTAATCCTGTTAGACTTTTTAACTTTGGCTACTACTTCTGTAGGTGGCTCATTTGTAATTGTTTCAGGGAACTCAACACGCTTGTTGAAGTTACCGCCCTGAATGTCCCATTCTGTTGGATTGCTCATACTTCTATTATACCTTATTTATCCCATTTGTCATCTAGAACGAGTAGTGCGATAATTGCGTAATTTGCCATATCGATAAAAGAATCCCTAAGACTTTCATTTTCGGGGGTACTACCAGTGTCATATAGATGGTTAATGCGAGCCAACTTGTCATGTATGCGTACTCTAAGTCCATTTAATGCTCCTCCTGGACTGCCAGAAATATTCTTTGGTCC